GGTCGTTGAGTTGGTCATACAATGCGCTTGAAAATGCGCTGTGTACTTTCGCATCAACATGTTAAAATGCATCGGCGCGATACTGAAAATTCGAGAATTTCCAGCGTCCGCCTTTTCAATCGGTTTTCGTTCATCCTTAATACAATCGAAGAAGAGAAAAGCTTTCTCGTCCCCGCTTGCATAAGAATTTTCAAGGTCGTTCATTTCGGTGATCATTTGTTCGTTAGCCATGTAGTTACCAGGTTCACCAGTAACAAAATCCAATTTTCCAGGTAGTTTCGCAGTTAGTTTGAAAGGCCATCCAGGAGAGCTCTTGACATTCATTGGTAAAATCCATTTATCTCCCTTAACTCCATTCAAAATTTCGTGGTCCGTTAGCAAAGTTGATTCGTGCTTGTTAGAACTGTCCATAGATAGTAAGTCGTTGCCGACACTACTAACTACTTCATCCAGTATAACGTAGTCCAGTGATACATTTTTCCGAGCCATTTTAATAACACCGTTTCGGAAAGGGTCGATGTCATTTGTCATTCGTAGCATTGCAGGTTTGGTAATTGGTTCAAAAAGTCCGTGTAATCGAGATGGTGCAATTGAAGTTTTTTGAGCTAAAATTGGTATAAGATGATTGGGTAAATTTCCAATTATATTGATATTGTCATCCATGCACAAAGGTAAATTATTACCAGGCACTTCGTTAGGATCATTTAAAATCAATCCTTTTTGTTCCGTGATTCCGTAAGTCGTTCGTAATTCGTTAATCAATCGTTCAATAGCTTCTGAGGTTATGCGTGTCGAGACACCTTGTCCAAAGCTTCCGGCTATGTGCATGCCAATTATTCGTAAAACACCAGTAGAGTCAATTTGAGTGAGAAGTGCACCACAATCACCAGCCATGGTATTCGCAGTGTATGATAATCCATTTCGAACATTTTCGCGCAGACCTTGATTGGCATGTTCTGACCAATTCAAAGTTGTTGTTTCCTTGAGGTTCATGATTGAGTGACGGTCTAAAATACGACCATCACCAGTGTACAATTTAGGATTAATTAAAGCGGCAGTAGCAGAAATTCGGTCTTTGGAACTATTCAAATATTTCTTTAGAGCAATTTTGGCAGGTATGCGAGCGTTGCTGATGGATATTAAACGTATATCCTTTGTCTTATCAACAACAAAATCAGAAAAATCAGTATGAGGAAATGTATGGACATAATTTGGTCCACTCATTTTGAAAGAAGCTTCAGGATCTAAATTAGTGAAAAAATGATTTGGAACACAAAGAATACGTGATCCAACGAAGAAACCATTGATATTGGTCCCGTCGCAATCCAGTCGAACTTGAGAATTAGAAAATTTGTAAATCAGAGCATCAGCTCCAG